GCGAAGTACACGCTGGCATCCGAGCTTGGGTCCCTCGCCAAGAAGAGCGAAATTTCGGAAGCTGACCTCTCGGCTGCTCTGAAGTCCGTTATTGACGGAAAGATGGATGCAGCAGACAGCATGACGACCGAGGCAATCAACAGTGCCATCGCCACCGCCATTGCAAAGTCTGCTCATGCACGCTTCGAGAAAGTTGAGAAGGTTCCTTCCAACGATGAGGCGCAGGATAATGTGCTGTATCTGGTGATGAATGCTGCCACCGGGTACTACGACATTTACGCTAAGGTCGGTGAGGAAGTCGTCCGTCTGGATGACACCACCGTTGACCTGAGCAACTATGCGACCATCGACCAGTTGAATGCCGTTTCTGGAGGCATCGGCGGCACGGCGTATGCAGGCACGAAGGAAGACCTGTCTGCATCCGATGATTCGGTTATCGCCGCGTATTTCAAGGCGCACACCGACGTGGCCGTCAAGAAGGGCGATGTCTTCGTGGTCACGACCACCGTTGGCAACTCTACCTACGAGAAGTCCGCCTACTTCTACAACGGCAAGGCGTGGGTGGCGATGACCGGCAATGTTGATGCCGATAAGGTCATCCTGCGCGAGAACATCACGCTGGCCGGTGGCTATACGCAGGTCGGCAACCTGACCAAGAGCCAGAACGGCACGGCCACTTTCGCCACCAAAGGCAAGAGCGTCATGGATGCCCTGACCGAGATTTTCAGCAAGCGGCTCCAGCCCAGCATCACCGCCCAGCCGTCCATCGGCACGTTCACGCTGACCGGTGCTGGTGCTGTTGAGGCCGGCACTAAGGTAGCTGCTGCGGCCTACTCTGGCGCAACGCTGAATGCTGGCTCCTACCAGTACGGCCCGGCCACCGGCGTTACCGCCACCAACTGGAAGGTCGAGCGTATCACCGACAAGGCGACGACCGAGGTCGCAAATGCTGAGACCGCTTCTCTGGCTGCTGGCTCCGACAACAACGGCGGCGCTGGTTTCGTCATTGGTGATGCTGGCGGTGACGCTGTGGCAAGCCTGAAGTACAAGGCCACTGCGACGCACGGCGCAGGCGTAACCGCAAAGGACAACCTCGGTGCAGATTCCAGCCCGGTCGTTGCCATTGCAGCAGGCAGCAAGACCAAGGACACCGCTGCCTACACCCCGTTCCGCAACGTGTTCTACGGTGCATCCACCGGAAAGCCTGCTCTGGACAGCGCGGCCATCCGCGCACTGGGCAAGACCGGCAAGGCTTACGCCGCCGGTACGCTGACCATCAACGTCCCCGTCGGTGCGCAGCGTGTGGCGATCGCCTGCATTGCGACGGCCAAGGGCGTCACCAAGGTCATCAACGAAACCGCGATGAACGCGGATGTCACCAGCACCTTCACCAAGTCTACCGTGTCCGTCGAGGGCGCAAATGGCTATGCGGCGAAGGATTACAACGTCTGGGTCTTTGAGCCTGCTGTTGCCTATGGCAATGCCGCAGTCCTCAAGGTTACGCTGGGCTGAGAGGGGAGGAACTGAACATGGCTGTGAACAATACCGCAAAGGCATACTCCAACATGGAGTTCCCCCTGAGCATGAAACGTCAGGATGCTTTTGCTCTTGACCCGACCTGCGTCTGGCCTTCTCTGGCGGAGGCGCAGAACTACGCAAAGACGAACCCGACCGCGTACACCGGTCAGGTCCTCTCCGTGGTTGCTGATGGTACGGCTACCGCATACACCATCCAGAACGCTGACGGCGATCTCGCCCCTCTGGGCGCTGCCGCAGTTGATATTGCGACCGATTCCGAAGTGAGCGAGATGCTGAGTGAAGTATTTCCCACCGATAACACCTGATAACGATATGGAGGAATGAACGATATGGCATACAATGAGGAAAAGCTGGCCCGCCTGAAGCACCTGAAGCAGCTCGCACAGAAAGCTAAGGCTGAGAGCGACGCTGTTGCTACTCGTGTTAAGGCTCTGGAAGATGTCGGCGCACAGGCCAATAAGATAGAGAGTATCAAGGTGAACGGCACTGCGCAGACGATTGACCCTGATAAGTCCGTCAACATCACCGTGCCCACCAAGACCAGCCAGTTGAACAACGACAGCACCTTCCAGACCAGCGCGCAGGTGGTGGCTGCTATCAACACCGCCATTTCCAAGTCCGGCCACGCATCCTTCCAGAAGGTCGATGCAGTGCCGAAAGCCGATGCTGCACAGGAGAACATCCTGTATCTGGTGATGAACACCACTACCAAGCATTATGACATCTACGCTAAGATCAAGGGCAGCAGCGACAGCTACACCATGGAACTGCTGGACGACACTACCGTGGACCTGTCCGGCAAGGTGGATAAGGTGGCAGGCAAGGGCCTGTCCACCAACGACTACACCACCGCCGAAAAGACCAAGCTGGCCGGTATCGCAGATGGCGCAAACAAGTACGTCCACCCCACCCACACTGCTGCTGCCAGCGGCCTGTACAAGGTGACTGTTGACGCTCTGGGCCATGTGACCGCAACCACCAAGGTTACCAAGAACGACATCACCGCACTGGGCATCCCGGGTCAGGATACCACTTATCCCGAGGCCACTACTGCCAAAGCCGGTCTGATGTCCGCTGCGGATAAGTCCAAGCTGGACGGCATGACCATTGCCACTGATGCAGAGGTCAGTGAGATGCTGACCGAGGTCTTTGGCGCAACCGCCTGATAACCCATAAGTAAGAATGCAGCGGCAGGGGAATGGACTCCTGCCGCTGCTATTTTTGGAAAGGAAAGCGAACATGAGCGACAAACTCAACACGCTTGAAGCGCTTAGGCTTGCTTCTCTGAAGGCAAAGGGTTACACGGCAGAACAGATTGCAGAGTTGTCTTCTGCGATGGAAGACATCATCAAGGACATCAACGATTCCCTGAAGACCTGCGAAGATCATGTACAGTCGGCTCATGCTCCTGCCAATGCGGAAGAAAATGTCATTGTCAGCATCCAGCGGAACGGGCAGGCTATTCCTCCCGACAACAAAGTCGTGAACATCGAGGTCCCGATCAAGACCTCTGCGCTGGAGAACGACTCCGGCTATGCCACGACGGAAGATGTTGAGGAAAAGGTCAACGGGGCCGGGCATCTGAAAGCCGTCCCTGTCGATGCTCTCCCTGCGCCCAGTGAGGCCAACGCTGACACCATTTATTTCCTTCGTAAGAACAACAGTGAAGCTGGGAAGCAGTACAGAGCGTACAAGCTCATCCACGGCGTCTTTGAGATCGTCGGCTCTGCGGAGGTAGACCTCACCGGCTACGCTACGCAGGAAAGCGTGGCAAAGGCGGATGACAACCTCATCAAGGGCATCTACAACAACATGACCGCAAGCAGCGAGAAGTATCTGGGCAGCGGGAACCTGCTGCTGTTCTGGACGCTGCTGAAAAGCCTGCTTAATGGCCATGAGTCCAGCATCAACGACCTGCTGGCCCGCGTGAAACTGCTAGAGCTGATTCTCAGTGCTGATGTTACCGGCAACCCGTACTATGTCACCTTCAACACCCTGACGGATGTTGTGGTATCCTCTGGCATCTGGAACAAGTCGGATGGACGTATTGAATTTTAACAGGAAGGAGGAAGCGCAATGCACATACCTGAAGATGAGGCCGAGCGTCGGCGTTTGAATGAGCGTGGCCGTGAAATCCTCCGGCGGAAGAACGGCGCTGTGCGTCCGCATCGTGAGGATGGCTATGTGAACCTCCTGAACAAGTACGGAACCAAGCAGGACAACTCCGAGGCGTACAAGTTTGAACGGGAGCCGGTCATCCCTGATATGCAGCTCACCGGGCTGTATGAGGGCAACGGCCTGTTCTCCAAAATCATTGATACGCCTGCCGAGGAAGCGCTGAAACATGGTTTCGACCTGAACCTGAAAAGCGATGAGCTGAACGCCTTTGTGGAAGACGCTTTGGACGATCTCGAATGGGAGGAGAAAGCCGCCACCGCAATCAAGTGGGCGCGGCTCTACGGCGGTGCTCTTATCGTCATGCTGATCGACGATGGGCGCGGGCTGGAGGAGCCTGTTGACTGGGAACATATCCGCAGCATTGATGAGCTGCGCGTCTATGAGCGCTCCATCGTGCAGCCTGACTACGCCAGCCTGTACCAGCAGGACTACGGCGGGAAGGGCGTTGGGAACCGGGTGTCCAAGTTCGGACAGCCGGAATATTACTATGTTTCCAGCATCTACGGTTCCTTCAAGGTCCATGAGAGCCGATGTCTGGTGTTCCGCAACGGCGTTCTGCCGGAGCAGACCTCCAATGCAACCTACCTGTTCTGGGGTATGCCTGAATACGTCCGCATTCGCCTGGCGTTGCGGGAAACCGTAACAGCCCACACCGACAGCGTGAAGCTGCTGGAGCGGAGCGTGCAGGCTATCTACAGCATGAAGGGCCTTGCCTCTCTGCTGACCACGGATGACGGCGAGAACCAAGTGCTGAAGCGCCTACAGCTTGTAGACACTTCCCGTGGTCTGCTGAACAGCATCGCCATTGACTCCGAGGGAGAGCAGTACGACTTCAAGACGTTCCAGTTTTCCGGTGTCAAGGATGTCATCGACGCGACCTGTAATATGCTGTCCGCGCTGACGAACATCCCCCAGACGATTCTGTTTGGCCGTTCACCGGCCGGCATGAACGCCACCGGCGACAGTGACTTCGAGAGCTATTACAACTTTGTGGAGAAGATTCAGCGCTTGATGCTGAAGCGTAACCTCCGCACACTGCTGGACGTTGTGTTCCGGGCGGGCATCGCTTCAGGCGATGTGGCCGAGGAACCCGACTACAAACTGGAGTTCAAGCCCCTGTGGAGCCTAAGCGATACAGAGCAGGCCGCAGTTGACCAGACCAAGGCTCAGACCGCTCTGGTCAAGGCCCAGACTGCGCAGGCATACGTCGATATGCAGGCGCTCGACCCCACCGAGGTGCGCCGCCGCCTTGCGTCCGATGAGGAGTTTGATGTCGAAGACATCATCTCCGAGGATGACGAGGATGATCTGTTACAGTCGTTGCTGGGTACTGAGCCGAGCGCCATGAGCGACGTGGAAGCCGCCCAGAAGAACATTGAGCAGGGGCAGGCTCCGGGCGGCGAGGAACAGAGCGCTACCGTAGCACCTACGGCCACTCCGCCGACCACCAATGCCGATGCCGCCGAAGACGAAAACTGGGTGACCATCAATGGAACCCATGTTCTCATTGATGAAAATGGTGTTGCACAGGGCGGTGGAAAACTCAATGGGATGAGCTTCAAGGAGGCGAAATCCACAAAAAGGCATTCATCTGAACCAAAAGACACGACATCTTCTCACGTGACAAAAGGACTTGATGAAAGTTATACGGGTAGCCTAGATGCGGCTAGAAAATTCAACAAGAAACTTCATGACTCGCACCCAGAAGCATTTGGCTCCA